AAAATATGCCACGTTTAAGTCTCTACAAACCATTTAAGGGCAACGATTACAAGTTCATGGATAGAAATATTCGTGAGCAGTTTGATATTGGCGGCACTGCTGTTCATATACACAAATATGTTGGCCCAAAACAAACGCTTAACAGCAATGATCCTACTGAACCAAACTACGGCAGTGGACTGGAGTTAGATCCTACACTTGGCATTGAAGTCAACCCAGAAGGCTGGATCAACGAAACAAAGATACAAGACCTACTGTTCATGGAAAATCGTGACCGCAAGTATGATCCTGACATTTATGAGTTACGTGGCGTATACAACGTAAGTGACAATGATTTTGACTTGAGCCAGTTTGGGTTGTTCCTGACAAACGATACACTGTTTATTACATTCCACATTAACGACATGGTTGAAAAGTTAGGTCGTAAGATTATGCCAGGTGATGTATTTGAGTTGCCGCACTTGCGTGATGACTTGCTGTTAAATCATGATCGTGATGCTGTAAACAAGTTTTATGTAGTACAGGACGCCAACCGTGGTAGTGAAGGTTTTAGTCAGACCTGGTATCCGCATATCTGGCGGGTTAAAGTTAGCCCACTTACAGATACACAAGAATACGCTGACATTCTTGGTACTGCTGGTGATCCAGATAGCTTAAAGAACAAAATTAGTAGCTACAAAACAGAGATCAATATTAGTGATGCTATTGTAGCAAGTGCTGAGGCTGCTGATCCACTGGGTATTCCACTGGCTGAACATTTGTTTGGAGTAGCAGATACCACTGAAGAATATGATCATGGCGAAACTATTCAGACTGGCGATCAGTTCCCACAGGAGCCAAACGATGGCGATTACTTTATAAGAACAGACTTTACTCCAAACAGATTGTTTGTATTCCGTGGTAGTCGTTGGCATAGACTATACGACAATATTAGCGATGTTACTTGGAGTGATAGAACATACAACGCAGGTAGCTTTATTAACAACAATAACACAACTGTTGTGGACAATCAAGAGTTCCCAGAACGTCAGCCACTGAGTCAAGTTATAACACCAAAGACGGATTTTGAATGATGGCAGATTACTTTTACGATAAACAAATACGCAGATATATCCAACAGTTCATTCGCTTGTTTAGTGGATTTAGTGTGCAAATGGGTGTTAGCGATGATCGGTTTCCGATCTTTCAAAAGGTGCCTGTTCGTTATGGTGATATTAGCCGTATGGCAGCACACATTCAGCGTGAAAACAGCGAGAACGTTACCAACACTGTTCCGTTTGTAAGCTGCTATGTGACAAGTTTAGACATGAGTCCATCATATCGCATGGACCAAACACATATAGAAAAATTACCAATATATGAAAAGAAGATTGATCCAGCCACTGGTGAGTATTTAAATGAGGTAGGTAGAACATATACTGTTGAAAGACACATGCCAGTTCCTTATAAGCTGGTAATGAATTGTGATGTCTGGACCAGTAATACTGATCAGAAATTACAATTACTTGAGCAGATACTTGTACTGTTTAACCCAACACTAAACATTCAGACAACCAGCAATGGGCTTGATTGGTCAAGACTTGCGTATGTTGAAATGACAAACACCATCTGGAGCAGTCGCAGTGTTGGCAGTAGTATTGACGATATTATTGATGTTGCTACACTTACATTTGAAATGCCTATCTGGATTAACCCGCCTGCGAAAGTAAAGCAACAAAAACTTATTCACACTGTTTTAAATGAACTGTATAACCTTGATGATGCTGATTTAGATGCGTTTAAAAATCAAGAGCCATTTGATACTTCAACACTACAATATACTGTCATAACATTTGAAGATCGTAAGTTGCGTTATATTGACGGAAATGCCTACTTGTTAAACAGCGCCGGTGGAACAACTGATGATGGTGGCAACACTCTTGAATGGCAAAATGCTCTAATACCGTTTGGTGCATTACGAGAAGGTATTAGTCAACTCCGTCTGCGTAAATCAAATAATCCAGGAGACACAGATAACGACATCATTGGACGTTTGAGTTATCATCCTACTGATCCTAATGCATTAATAGTTGACATTGATGTTGATACATTACCGTCAAACACACTATCGCCAATTACAGGTGTTATTAATCCTGCTAGAAACTTTCCAGGAGATGGAGTTGTGCCAGTGGCGGAAGCAGGACAGAGATATTTGTTACAGAGTGATATGCCAACTGGCGGGGCTTGGGGTGCTGTTGATGGTAAAGTTAATGATATAGTTCAGTACAACGGCAGCGGCTGGATTGTTGTTTTTGATGCTTCAAGTATTAGTGGGCAACATTATGTTTATAACGCTACGTCAGCTGACCAATTGGAGTGGAATGGCACTGACTGGTTCAACAGTTACGAAGGTGTTTATAAGGCGGGTTATTGGAGGATATATCTATAATGGCATACTGGACAGACGAGAATGGATTAAATCATATAGATTATCTAGGGCATATGTGTATACATGAAATGCTAGCACGCCAAGGTCCTGATTTTTATGAGAATAGTCAAGACTGGTTAGTAGAAGTGATGCCGTCTGTTGATGTAGTACATATAGAAATTAGTTTTTTTAATTTAATTTTTTTGCCAATACATATTGCGGCTCTAGTAGATGAATATCCAAACGTATCAAAAGTTATAATAACTAAATCTCCTATTACTTATGAACGACCTGAATATGCATTAGAAACTATATTAAATAATAACAGGCATCAATTATCTAGAGACGTAAATAGTTTTGGTTTTATTAGAGAATTACACGAAACTAGGGATGATATAGAAATAGAAGAGTCGTTACTTGATTTAGAACCGATGCAGATAACCAATTATCATGCGAAACTTATATATCAACGTATGGAAGAGATGTTCTGGAATAAGCAAGATATGCCTGGTCATATGAACACTAGCAAGTTTAATGATTTTGGTACTACTTATTGGTTTTGGTATATGCCACTGCATAGATCAAACGCAATGTACAAATGGCAAGATTTTAAAACCATGATATATTCTAATGCGGTTAAGGTGTAACATTGCAAGCCAGTGGTTGTTTATTTTTAGCAGTTGATACTGGGCGTGTTATGCTACAACAGCGTAGTAATGAATCTAGTCACCCTCGCACCTGGGGCTTCTTTGGAGGTAAGGGCGAGAAGGCTGAACGTCCTATACAGACATTATTGCGTGAACTAGAAGAAGAGATTGGTATGTTACCAGGTGTGGAAAAAGTTTATCCGCTGAATAAGTTTACAAGTCCTGATAAAAAGTTTACTTACAATACTTTTGTTGTCGCTGTATACGAAGAGTTTGTACCAGTATTGAATAACGAAAGCGATGGCTTTTGCTGGGTTAAAATTGGTAACTGGCCGCGTCCACTGCATCCTGGTGTTAAGGCACAATTATTTAATAAAGATATCATAAAGAAAATAAAAACCATCCACAACAACTGTGCTGCGGATGGTTCTAATTGGCTTGATAGTTTCAATTAAGCGTACTTGACCGCGCCTTTGACTTTGATTTTTTCATTGACTAATGAACTTTCTTCAAGTTTTTTGAACATGTAGCCATTAGGTTCAATTCCCATGTCAAGAAGCATGTGAGTAATCTGATTACGGAAAACAAAGTCGGAACCAAGTTTTTTAACTTCTTCAATTATCAGTGCAACGTATTCAAGTTTAGTTTTAGTATCAATCTTAGTCATTTCGCGTGTCCTTTTCTCTAACGCTTACAATACTAATATAAGCAATGTGTCTTGACATTGTCAAGAGTTATTCTTCAGAAACTGTAACTTTTTTTGATTTTATAGTTGGGTCGAATTTCATTGATCTTACCAAATCGTCAACATCAGATTTACGAGTAGCAATTAATACAATCTCACCATCTACACGAACGTAATATGCCATGTTATTTTACCTTTGTGATTAGGGTTTGGAACCCAACTGCTTGTCGATCTTTTGCAAACGATTGTGCATCAGCGTAATCATCAAAATATTCGTCAAACACGAAGCCAGCCATGTTAAAGTTTACACGATACATTATTTGCGACCTTTCAGTAGAGCATGAATGAGTTTTGCTTCTTTACCAGAGATAGGCTTTCGAGAAGTTTTGATTGCCTTCTCAACTGCTTCTTTATTGTAGGACATTATACAGTCTCCTCAAACTTGATATACATACCAACATTCATTTCTGCATTGCGTTTAGCAGCTTCAAATTCTACAAAAGGACCGGCAGAAGTGAACTCGTCAAGCAACCGACCTTCAGGAGTAAACAACATCCAGTTACCGCCGTATACTTTTGAGATACGAACTGATTTGATGCTATTGGTAGCGATAAAGTGGTCTTTGCTGATCTCTTCGAAGGTCATCATGAGCTAGGTTCCTTTTGCTTCCTACAATACTAATATAAGCAATGTGTCTTGGTTTGTCAACGCCTTTTTTTGGTTTTTTTAATATTTTTTACCAGCTTGCTTGATAATAAAACTCCCATTGC